CTTGTCATGCTTCTGTGCAAGGTCAGCATGAACAAAGTATTTCTTATTTGGATCTGGGGTGAATGTCTCGTCAAATCTTTTAGAAGGATCAATCGGGTTTCTAATAGTCATGCAGGCCCTGACCTTTTCTCTTTGCTTAAAGAATGCGTCGGACGAGAAGGTTGGAACACATGCAAATCTTTGCATAGCATCCCCAATGTCTGTATAAAAAGCCAGCTTAAAGTCATCAATACTTCTTGTTGGGTTTACTACCCAAGTTGGTCTTTTAAGTGCAAACACTCCTGGATACTTATACGAAGTAATTACATCTTCGTCCCACTCAATATCTAAAGAGTTACCCTCTGCATTTTCTGGTAGATCTGGGTTCATAATAAAGGTATGTTTTTTCTGGATACTTTCTTTTTCAGCAATTACAGAATCATATCTTTGTGAGATAAAGTCTCCAGGAAAACGTGGGAAGGATAGCAAGGCTACCTTGCCAAGGTCTGGAAATCGTGAGTCTACAGATGCACGAAAAGCTTTATAAATGTTATCGGCAGTCTTGCCTTGGTCATTACCCCCACCAATCTCTTGTGCAAACCCAGAAATCTCATCAAGCACTGCAAGAATAAGGTTAAGGCCCTCGTGAGACTCACGCTCTGAGTGTCCAGAGTAAACTGTGATTGCTTTGTCAAACTCTATTGACTCTGCCTTTGCGTAAAACTTTCCAGCAAACCATGGAGATCTTTCTATCTTTGATTTAAATCCTTTGAAGAAAACGTTCTTAGCTTGCTGAGCATTAATCGCCACGTTAATGATATCAATTGCATCGCCACCTGGTTTTCCGAAGTATCTCGCTGGGTCTTTAAGACAAAGGAGTTTGTATACGATGTAAGAACAAGCAACAGTAGACGTAAAATCTTTACCAGATCCTTTACCAAGCTGTAGAATAACTTCATTCTTTGTGTATTTTTTATAATATCTGGTTCCTTCTTCCTGTCCCATTAAATTAACTAAATCTTCTAGCTTATAGATTTGACTCATTGCTTCTACGATGTCGTACTGAACATCAGACAGTGGGGGCTGACCTAAATAGTCTTCTCCCTCTACGAAAGTTTTTGCGTCGACTGGGGTTTCATCAAAGTTGCTATCTTTTAAAACATCCAAGAAGTCATCAAACATCGCTGACAATTGTGATTACCTCTTTGTCTTTTGAAACAGAGGATAGCCTACGCATAATCTCGTCTCTCACCTGTGGATATTCTGAAGCAATGTCTTTAAGAATGTTTACCAACACTTCTTGCTTTCTTTCAATCTCTAGCATCTCTTCTGCAAGCTCTTTATTTTCTAGCAGTCCAGCTTTTTGCAACATGTCAATTCGTCTAGCCTCAATATCTAGAACTAACCTAAGGTTTGCAGTTGTGGTTGCATCATCAATAACTTCGTAAGCTTTATTAATTAGTTTATTATAGTGTGTGTCTGCCCCCACCAAGGCTTCCTTGGCTCTTGCACGGATAGCTGCATTATCTGAAGCCATTTGCTTCCACTCGTTGATATACGTTACAACTTTTTGTCGTGGGATATCTAGCTCTTTAGATATTTGAGTAGGCTCGCTACCCTTAAGGTATTCTTCTACTACCTTGTTTACCTTATCTAGATGTTCTACTAGGTTGTCTTCAGTCGACATTCTTTCTACCCCTTTTTATTGGTATTAGTTTAATTCTATCAGATCTGAACGATCTACATGCGGAAACTGAGTTTTTGCTGAATTCAAAGCAGTCTATCCACTGAGCTCCAGTCTCCTTGTTTGTTACCAAGCTGTCAAACTTAAACCTTGACCCATACTCTCCAGCAATTTTTATAATGTCTCCAGTTACCACTAGCCTGCTACCTACCTGTATTTCTTTAACTCTGTCAAACTTGGTTTCTCTTATAGGAGAAGACCTTCTTTTATTCACGAGATGATCTTTCCTTTGCAATTTTTAAAAGAATTAGATATCCTAGCAGGTCGTCGATCTCGTTATCTCCTGGCCAATCGTGCCCATTCTGTATTCGAGAAAGCTTGTCGTCAATTCGAACAAGCAACTGCTCCACGTTGTCAGTCTTTGAGAATATTCTCGAAGGGTGTAGTGCAGAGTCTCCATAAGATCTATTCTTGGAAATCAACAAATCTTTTACTTGATCTGAAACTCTTTCAATATCTTTTTCTGTTTGTATGCTCATCTTCTACTCTTTCTTAGTCCGAACTTTGCTAAATAAACATAGATAGTTTCTACGCTTGTTCCACATTCTTTTGCGATTTCTTCTGGACTCTTCTTGTCCATCCAATACCTTTTTTTAAGCCATGCCTCACTAGTATACAACTTTGCAGCCATTTTTACAAACCGATCTTTCCTGGATTATTTACAGCATAGTGTCCAATTGCTATTGCATCTGCCACATCGTTATCATCTATCTGCTTGTCGTAATAGGTGTTAACAAACTTAATTGTTCTTTGCTTTCTAAATTCTCTTTCTATGGTCTTTAAAGTAGACGGAGCTTTGTTGGGGTTATTCTTTGCTACCTCCAGTTTTTCTGGAGTAGTAAGCTTTTTGTTTCCTATAAAGTTTTGCCATGTAATAGGGCTGACAGATCCAAATCTTTTTACTCCAACAATCCTTGCTGCCCCAAGAAGGCCACCTTGAACTAGGGCAAGATCTGCAGCAGTCTTTGGGCTATTCATAAATACCGTGTGCTCAATAACAATTGCATCAATATTAAACTTATCAAAAAAGGCCACTGACTTTCTTGCAGCATCTCCTACTTTGGAATAAGTGTCTGGTCCTTTAAAATTAATCTTGCCACAGGCAACCAAAGTCTTATCGTTAAAGATGGCAAACGCTAGGTTATTAGTACTGGCATCAATCGCACAGATGTTTTTCGGGGTATCTATTAATAGATTAAGGTTTACCATTAGATAACCTCTTTATATCTTTCAGGGCAATGGATATGTCAACTGGATTAATTAGACACTTACTACAAATTTGTTCATCGTTATAAATTGACAAGTTCTGCTCACACTTCTTGCATTTTCTAACCTTACCAGCCCTACGACTAATCCTAGAGAGTTGATATCTTTCAGTGATCTTTTGTTTAGTAGCTCCGTCCCTGCACTCAGGAGAGCAATATATTTGATAAGAAACTTTTGTTTCAAAACTGTTGTCACACCATTGACAATGCTTCATCTAGAGGCTCCAAAGATTTGATCTTTACCTCTCCAGTTCCCGCTGCATCACAAGTTGCCCGAATCGGACAGGTCTTGCAAATCTTTGAATTGGACCTATAGTTTTTCTCTGGCAGGGTTTTACTTTCCCAAGCCTTTCTAACTGTTCTCATCCATTCAAAAGCGTTCTCTACCCACTTAAAAGAATATTCATTTAATTCTACAGGAAAAATTAATAGCTCATGATTGTTCTTGTTTTCATAAATCATAACGGCCTTGCCCTTATTTAAAATTTTCATATAAATAAGTAGCTGAATCAAGTGGCCACCCTTTGGTTTTCCTGCTAGCTTTCTATATTCAAAACCTTCATTTGGCATAGTTTTAATTTCACCAAGGAGGTCTTGACCATCCCAATCTAAAACAACATCTCCATAACCAAAAATCGGTGGATCGGAATATGTTATTTTAAATTCTGAATCTTTAAGAATTCCAGCATCGCCCATAGCTTTCTGGATTCTTTCATGTGACTTTGTTCCCGCAGTCATATTTGCTCCACCGTATGCATCCGCATTGTCTGTAAACATGGCACCGTTAAAAGCAAGGTACCAGTATCTAGGACATTCTCCATGTGAGTATGCTATGGTTGATGGGGCAAAGCTTGTTTTTGTAGTAAACTTGTCTACACGGTTAACAATATAGCCAGACTTAATTTTTTCAATAAGGGCTGCCTGGTCTAAAAAGGAAGGCCTAGAAGCAATCTTTTGCTCTGTCTTTATCATTATTTGTTGCAGCAAACTTTTTGTCATTGTTAGGCTCTTCTCTATATCCTTCTAGTATACACTATCTAGCGATATATTTCAAGGCTGAGACCAAGTTATTAATAGCTTCTGCGGCAGTATAGTATAGATTTTTCTTGCCTCGATCAGACTTATCTACATTAGCCATCCAGGTAGCTTTAAAAGCCATCTTCGCAGCTATTGCTTGCAACCTTACTATCTCAATGGTGACTACGTTAATAGGAATGTCTGGCTTAATAATTACCTTGGCAATGAAGGTGAGGGCCGTATTCAGCTCCTCATCCTGCATATACTCTGCAATTTCAGATAGCCCGTTGATTGAGTCAATCGTTGTCTGCTGTTGTTCCATGATAATATTATACCTCAGATTCCCTGTCGTAGCCAGAGATAGCCTGCTTCTCTTTTGTTGTTGCACTGCCCTTACCCACAAACCAAGGAAGTAATTCGTGATAAAGATCTACCAGAAGGTTTACATCCTGAATCTGGTACTCCTTCATTTCCTTCCAAGCTTTCTTGTCGCCTTCCATGCAACGAATCCATAGTTTAAATCCAGAGTGTTTTACCTTGGCACCAACGTCTAGCTTTTGTGCAACGTAATCTAGCTTGTTTGATGGGAACAAAAAGTTAGCTTTTGTAATCGTCATAAGATCTAGATCTTTTGTCGGTGATGGTGGTAGCATTTTATTCTCTAGGAATTCCCGATTGATATGCTTGTGGTCAAAAGCTGCGGAGTTCCAGCCAACCAACAGGTCTGCCTCATCCATTAGCTTATGTAGCTCCTTTAGCATCTCTTTCTTTCCGTCGTGATGAACGGACTTAAAGATTACCTTCTTGCCGTCTAGCCACCTTGCACCAAAGCAAAGCATTTCTGTACTCTTAATAATTTGATCAATGCTAATGTTCTGGTCCCATAGGCCCCACGCATAAACCTGCATTGGTGTTGTTTCTATATCTAGTAATAGTATTTTCATTTTTTATTTTCCTGTCAGTTCTTCTAGTATTGATAATTCTATAATCGCTAATCTTGTTTTCATTCCAGACTCTCCTAGTACCACTACGATTGCTGGATCGTTATTGTTTTTAATAGCATCGGTAGTTGCCTTTGCCCACACATCTTTATTCAAGGTGAACGACTTGCCAACTTCCTTAAAGTCAACAGTAAAGTTTTCCCATGAGGCATCGCCCTTGTGCAAGCCTCTGCCAGAGTTCTTGTGCTGCTTAGCACCTAGCCTCTTGCTTTCACTTCTCTCGCTCATAATCCTTCTTTCGTTTTGGCTTTAGGCTTACGTTCGTAAGATGCTTTTCTGAACACATCCAGCTGAGCAGCTTGTCTTCTCCATAGCAACGCAAAGAGGTAACTTCTTCTTTGCAGGTATGACACTTAAAGATACCGCTAATAACTATATATTTAGACATCTAGCTTGCTTCTAATTGAGGCCTCTAGATCTTTGTCTTCTCTTACTTTATTGACAAATCCATCCCTACCCTGGACCTTAGACCCGTCTGGGAGGATGTACCAGGCCCCAGAACGCTCTACAATCCCTAAAAGCTCTGCAGTGTCCACTAGGTCCCCAATGGCGTCTATACCGATTGTATCGCCTCTGAAGTAGAAGTCATATTCCCCAGCATCTCCTGGGGCAGAGGTCTTAGAGTTCTGGACTTCCCAGAGGACTCTCCTACCCAGCTTTTGCTCAATTAGCTTATCCCCAACCTTGATCTTTCCTTTGATAGCCTTAGAATCTGAGCTAGAAGAAAACAGCTTGACTATTGTAGAGGACATAAATTGAGTGGTCAAACCTCCTGTGGGAACGGACTGAGTGTACATAGCCTGGATGTTGTTCCTAGCTTGAGAAATTGCAATTATCAAAGCTGGCTTTTCACGATTGTTGGCGTAGTTTAGCATCAGCCAAGCATGCTTTAGGTCTTTAGACTCTGCACCAATTTGTTTGGTCTGGTCTAAAGCCTTTAGCTCATCAGAATCTTTTTCAAAGTATACAGCTGGAAGGAGAGAGCTAATGCTATCAATAACAATAATGTCTACACCAGCATGAAGAAGTGCAACACCAACGTCTACCATATCGTTTATGCTTCTAGCTTCGGAATATATTAGTTTAGATGTGTCCACCCCAAGTTTTTTTGCCCAATCTTCATCATAGGACATCTCTGCATCTACCCAAGCACAAAGCTTTCCTTCTTTCTGTGCCAAAGCAATTGTTTGCAAGCATAGCGAAGACTTTGCACTAGACTTGCTTCCCCAAAGAAGAACCTGTCTACCATATGGAAAGCCACCACCCAGTGCTCTGTTAAGTCCAACGCTTGGTGTAGGCTGGAGCTCTGTTTTAACGCCCACCCCAGAACCAATTCTTTTTCTAATCTTTGGATCTAGTAATGCAAATGCTTCATCTATAGTTGTCATTAAAATTTTACTCCATGTCTTTCTGGTCGTGTTTTATTAAAGTTAGCTTTATTGTTTATAGCTACTTGTAGTTCTTCTTCGACATATCCATTATCCACTAATCCTTGATATAAGTCAAGCGTTCTAATAATAATGTCTGCCATTTCGCTAGCCACTTCGTGCTTACTCTTGTCTTTGCGAATAGCTTCCATTGCCTCTACCACTTCTGAAACAATCATCAGCAGTTGCTTAGCAATAAAGACATCATCAACCTTTTCAGGCCAGAATCCTTTTTCTAAAGCAGTCTGGTGTATCTCT